ACAGCCCATTGACCCGGTCGAATCAGATACTCTCGTCGGAAGGTCGTCAATGTCATCATACGATGTTGGGTGGGGAGGTAGATGGAGACATGGGGACGGAGGCATTGGAGGAGGTCAAGATCTCCCGTGATCAGGATGGCTTCTTGCTCCTCTGGGAGATCTCTGGCAATCACCGCCATGAGATCATCACTCTCATAACCAACCAGACGAAAGACATTCTGCCAACCTATTCTAGGGAGGTAGTCTCGATAGAGCCGTTCAATCTGCTCATCGAGACGCCTCCTCTCCTCCAACTCTTCCGGAGTGAGAGTCTGGGAATGTCTTCTCTGCTTGTAACCAGGATACAGCTTCTTCCGCAGAAGGGGAGCTCCCTCAAAGCAGAAGGCTATATGATCCCCGCCCAAAGTATCCTGAAGATACTGGAGAGTCTTGAAGAAACCAAAGATGGTTCCAGTGGCTTGTCCCTCCCAAGACAGATTCTTCGTCTGGTGGAAGATGCGATGGCAAAGGTAAGGGACATCCACCACCAGCCAGATCATTTGACCCTCCAAGTCTCTCTTTGGAGGAGATAGAGAGCAAGAGAGATGATGTAATCCGGCCAGCCTTCATGGTGCTTGATTTCAGAGAAGGCTTTCGCACCTTTCCCATACTCGATCTCTTCCTTCACCAGATCGTCATAGGCCCGGTTGGTGATGACTGGACGGTGATAGACGAAGTAGAGATAGCGATGGGCCCAAATAAGATCCAGGGTAGGTGCGATCCCTTCCGCCTCTCGCTTGATCTTGGCAATCTCTGCCTTGGGAGTAAGATCCAGCTCATCAGCATGGCGGCAAAGGAGACGTGCCGTATAGACCGGATCTATCTTTTCCTCTGCATGAGCTTTGAGGATTATGAGCTCATTCTTGGTCCATTTCTTTCCCTGCCTGGAGGTGCGATAGACAGGGTGGTAGCGGAGGACTCGATTCCGCTCGTTCCGGACGAATCCCTCGATCAATCTCTTGATGGCTTTAGGGGTTCGTCCCAACCTCCGAGCAAGATGACGAGGGGAGGAGCGACCTGCACAGAATTCCTCCAGGACCAGATCACGGTCTTTGTCACTCCATTCTTCCTCTGCGGCTCTCACCATGACCTGTGCGTCGGGGAAGAACCCACCCTTCACAGATACCTCCGCTTCCTCTCCGGCAGGCACTCATCCTCTACCTGCCTCCAGACATCAGCTGTCACCTGTCTGAGCTTGTCCTCGAGCCCCTCTTTCTCGACGTGCTCAATAATCTGATCCCTGGTACCAACTATGGAGAAGTCAGAGGCGGCATAGATCTTCCTGCGCCCTTCAGTCCCATCATCCTTCTTTGCCCGCTTCCAATGCTTCTCAGAGATGAGATAATCTACACAAGAGCCCACATCATCAATCCCCAAGTCATAGTAGATGGGGATGGTGACAGAACGGTCTCGACCAATTTTTCCTGTCACACGGTTCTTCTTGATCTCAGCCAGACAACGACACCCGATGGTCCGTTCTCGGTCTCGAACCACCCTGGTAATCTTACCAGCCACACTAGTCCAGATCTCCAAGGTCGCATAGAACCTCAGAGCTCGACCCCCTGATCGTGTCTTCATTTCAAACCCCATACCTAGATTGTCCCTGGTCTGTCCGATGATGATCAAGATACTGCCGGTCTTACGGATTCCAGATAAGACCACTCGCAGGTGCTCACTGTGGTACTTGGCTTTCCCGTCTCCGTAGGACCCGGCGCCTGCCTCTCCCTCCTCCGCAGCCTTCTTCTGCCTCTGGAATTTGTCAATGGAGGCGGCGGAGGTCAAGGCATCCTGGGAGTCCAGGACATAGATGAAAGGCTTTCCGGCCGCTAGTGCATCTGAGAGGTGGTAATAGAAGGACTCTACGGTATCACTATAGACAGGGACTCCTCGCTTCTTTCGCGGAGGCTCAAGACGCCGAGCGACCGCCTGCCCAAAATAATACCCTATGTCCATCAAGGCTCCACCTTCCGCATCATCGAAGATGAGCCGATAGTCCCCAAAACTCTCCTGGCGGCAAGCCTCCGCAAAACAAGACAGAGACAGCCAGGTCTTACCACTCGTGGAGTCTCCCACCAGGTAGTAATACCCTCCGCGGAGGAATCCCACATCAGGCGAATCAGTGCAGGCCAGATTCAAGAGGGTGCTCCCTGTGGAGAGAGCACCCTCGAGACTCATCACTGATGGCTTGGCAAGCAGTAGGTCCCTAGCCTTCATCCAGGTCAGACGGTTTGGCTTTCTTCTTGGAAGCAGGTTTCTCCTCCTCAAAGTCACCCCAATCATCATCCTCGTCTTCCTCTTCCTCGTCCTCGACTGGGGCGGTCTTCACTCCTGCCTTCCCGCGAGGAAAGAGAGATTTCTTGGGCTTCTCTTCTTCCTCGTCATCCTCTTCTTCCTCGTCATCCTCTTCTTCCTCGTCATCCTCTTCTTCCTCGTCATCCTCTTCTTCCTCGTCATCCTCTTCTTCCTCGTCATCCTCTTCTTCCTCGTCATCCTCGTCGAGTTTCTTGGAAGCGGGTTTCTTCTTGGAAGCAGGTTCCTCCTCCTCAAAGTCACCCCAATCATCATCCTCGTCTTCCTCGTCTTCCTCTTCTTCCTCCTCTTCTTCTTCCTCGTCCTCGACTTTCTTGGAAGCAGGTTTCTTCTTGGAAGCAGGTTTCTCCTCTTCTTCCTCGTCCTCTTCCTCGTCCTCTTCCTCGTCCTCGACTTTCTTGGAGGCGGGTTTGGTCTCACCGACCTCCAGGAAGGCCTCTTTGAGGTCCTCATAGGAAGGCACAATCAGAAGCTCATCAAGGGACTTCATCTCTTCCAGCATAGTCTCAGGATAAGGTTTGGGGCGTGGGAGGAAGTCTATGCTTTCTACCTCAACGTAGGCGTATCCCGCGAACGTCTTTTCAGCGAAGGCAACCTTCAAGGTCAAGCCATCCTCCAAGTGAAAAAACCGATCCCACTCATCCTCCTCATCGGAGTTCCTCAATCGAGCATCAAGAGCCTTCCCAAATAGATGGTAGGAGATGTCCCAGAGCAGGACTCCTCTATCTGCCTCCTTTCGATTCACCACCCAGAAGAGCTGCCTCTGCTTCGGAGATAGATCCTTGATGAGCTGTTCATTCTCTTCATTGCCCTGCTCCATGAGTCGTTTGCGATGCTCGCAGATGGGACATCTCTGCTTGGCGACCATACGGGGACAAACATAACTGTCCCCGTTCGCGCCTACCCCTCGATGGACGTAATAGGTCCGCTCCCAGTGAATCATCCCTTCCTTAGCCCACGGGTTATCTTTTCCGGCGACGAAGGGGATGATATCGAGGAGATAGCGTCCTGCCTTCGGGGAGAAGACAGTGACACCTTCTGGGATAGAGAGATAAGAAGAGGTGAATCCCGTCTTCTGCTTCTCTGCTCGTTCTATGGCCGAGGTGTATCGTCGAGTCTTGTCTCTACTTTTCATTATGGTTCTTTTCTCTTTCTCTTTCTTTGGCTCTTAGATATCCTGCCGTCCCGAACTTCATCACCAGATAGGCGACGATGGGAAGGAGGATGAAAATCCCAACAAAGAAGAAGAATGTTGCAATGGTGCCCATCAATCATCCATGAATTTTCGACGCACCGATTTCTTCGTCATCTCCTCCACTGCTTCTTTCCCCTTCTTCGATATCTTAGGGGCGGAAAAATACCCCATACCGTGGAGCTCGACAAGGAGAGTCAGACTCCGCTTCTTGTGCTCCAGGGCCCAGACCACTGCCTGAGCCAGATCGGACTCATGCCGAACCTTGATGAGCTTCTTATAGGCCTCCTGATACTCAGATTGGCATGTGATAGAGGCCTGGATAGCGGCTTCGGTCACCTTCTCCAGGCCATAGTTTTGAGGATTGGCGCGGATCTTGCTAGCGAGGTCTGCCTGGATGACAGACAACTCGTTCTCCACTGAGCTGACCCTTCTCTTCGCATCTGCCGCCGCGGATGCGTACTTCAGGTAATCGGATGGGAGTCTGATGCACTCCTTATCCAGGTTCAACTCATCAATTTGAACGACATTTTCATCCATATATCACGTCCTGACCTATTATCTCTGAGACCTATTTCCCAGCGAAGGCCTCCCAGCAGGCCGCCGCCAATCCTGCCATCTTGGAATCGTAGAAGTTCCTCCCGAAGATGTCAATAATCTTGAAAGCCTTCCAACAGACCTCTGTCCGTGGTGCCGAGCCACCCGATTTGCCCAAGAGGCAGGACCTGGCGTAGCCTAGCACCACATAACGTATCGCTTCTGGATCATCATTGGCCAGTCTGCGGAGGACATCAGCGATATCTGACCAAGTGGCA